ACGACGGTGAAAACACGATTTTCCTTGGCAAGTACAACTGGAACAACGATAAATCCACCGAGGAGGTCTTCGGTTTTCAGGAAGACGATGAGTCTTGGGAAGTGAAGAACAACACCTCAGACCGCGTCCTTTGGAAGAGCGCTGACTTTGGCGACGACGCTTGGCTCGGTGACTTCGAGGGCCGCTATCCTGACGGGTACGAAGACCCCACGCAGCTGCGGGAGTTCGCAGAATGGATCGTAGAAACGAATACCGAGACCGCAACCGGCGCTCTGCTGGATGCGCCAGTAACCTTGGGAGATGCCACGTATACGCATGACACCTCGGAATACCGGCTGGCCAAGTTCAAGGCCGAGCTTCCGAATTATGTGGAAATGCAGTCGGCGCTGTTCTACTACCTCTTCACTGAGCTGTTCCTCATGGTGGACAGCCGCGCTAAGAATATGTTCCCGTCCTTCATGGGATCACCAGTAACGTAACGGAGGACCGCTATGAAGAAAAAGATCGTATTTTTGCCCTATGACTTTGATACGGCCATAGGGATCAACAACGAAGGCGCACTCGTCTTCTCCTACAATCTGGAGGACATCGACCAAACGCAAGGCGGCGCTGATGTGTTTAACGGGCAGCAGAGCGTTCTTTGGAAGAACGTCCGCGCTGCCTTTTTTGATGAACTGAAGGCCATGTATCAGCAGCTCCGCTCCACTGGTGCTCTTTCCTATGAAAAGGCCGAGCGGATGTTTGAGGAGCATCAGGCGAAATGGCCAGAAGCAATCTTCAATGAGGATGCCTGGTTCAAATACCTCGCGCCTCTGGTGGAGAAAGGCAACGGCTCCTATCTCACCATGCTGCAAGGCAGCAAGGCTGAACAGCGAAAATGGTGGCTGTATAACCGCTTCCGCTATATGGACTCAAAGTACAACGCCGGTGACAGCCTGTCGGACGTTATCACAGTCCGTGGCTATGCGAAAGCGAACATCACGGTTACGCCTTACGCTGACGTGTACGCCAGCATCAAGTACGGCTCTTATCTCGTGCAGACGAGGGCTGCGAGAAACTATCCAAGCACGCTGCCGTGCCCACTGGATAACGTGAATGATACTGAGATTTATATCTACAGCGCTTCCCAGCTGGCGGACGTGGGTGACCTGTCCGGCCTGATGGTCGGCTATGCGGACTTCTCCAAGGCGCTGAAGCTCCAACGGCTGAAGCTGGGCGATGCGTCCGAGACCTACTCCAACGGCAACATGACCGAGCTGTATCTGGGTAACAATGAACTACTGCGGACGGTTGATGTGCGCAATTGCCCTAACCTCACGCAGGCCGTTGATCTCTCCGGCTGCAGCAATCTGGAGCACGTGTATTTCGACGGCACGGCCATCACCGGTCTGGAGCTGCCCAATGGCGGCATTCTGAAAACGCTGCATCTTCCGGCGACCATGACCAACCTGACGATCCTGAATCAGTCGGCAATCACGGAGTTTTCCATCCCGTCGTATGAGAATCTTTCCACGATCCGGCTGGAGAATGTCTCCGATGCTGTAAACAGTCGAGAGATCATCTCGCACCTCTCACCTGGTTCCCGTCTGAGACTGACGGGCATCCGCTGGGAGATGGACAGCTTCAATGCAGTACTGCAGCTCTATGATCAGTTGGACACCTTGCGCGGTCTGGATGAGAATGGCGGCAACCTTGAGAAAGCACAGGTATCTGGTGTGATCATCCTGCCGGATGTAACAAGTGACCGTATCCGGGAACTAAAAGCCCGGTATGCGGACATCAATATCACAGCTCCGAGCATCACCTACAACGTGCGCTTCTTTGATGGCACGAACCCGGCCCCGCTGTATACGACACAGGTCATTGGCGGCGAGTCTGTTCAGGACCCGGTGGCGGCACATCTCATCAATGTTCCGTACAAGGATTCCGAAGGTCATACCGCTTTTCGGTATATTGGCTGGGACAAGAGCCTCGAAAACATCTCCGGGGACACGGATTTCATCGCACAGTATGTTGAGGATGTCGGCTATGTCGTCACCTTCAAAAACTGGGATGATACGATCCTGTTCCGGCGCATTGTGGCTTACGGCTCCACTGTGCCTGACCCCGTTGAGACCGGTGAGATCGAGCCCCCGACCAGACCGAATGATGCAAGCTACGCCTATACCTTCCTCAGCTGGACTGGCGCGTCTCTGACGAACATCACCAACGACCGCACTTTGACCGCGAGATATGCGACGAGGCCTGCTTACACCGTAACCTTCAAGGATTGGGACAACAAGACGTTGTGCGTTTACTACATCGCTACCGGCGAAGATTGTCCGAACCCCATCGAAGATGGTACCATCCACGCGCCGGAGCGTCCGGAAGATACAACCAACCAGCGGACCTACACCTTCACCGGGTGGAGTGGGTCGCTTAAGAATGTTACGGGGAACAGGACCATCACGGCACAGTACTCCACGTTCAACTACGTGTACGCGATCTTCAAAAACTGGGATGGTACCGAGCTTTACCGGGAGCGCATTGCCAAGAATGGAACCGCAACCGATCCTGTGGCTGGTGGCCGCATGGCAGTACCGGAGAAACCCGCTGCGGAATACAACTATTTCTTCCGCAAATGGGACCGCAATCTGCCCTGTACGCTTTCGTCCAATACGACCTTTACGGCGCTGTTCAAGACCGACCAGACGTTCATTGTCACCTTCATCGACTATGACAACACCGTGCTGGATACCCAGTATGTCAGCCAGTACAATGACGCGGTCGATCCGGTGGCGGCAAACCGCATCCTGACGCCGGTCCGTCTCTCCACTGCACAGTACGATTACGTTTACAACGGCTGGCAGCAATCCCTGAAAGAAATCACTGCGGACAGGACGATTGCGGTACGCTATACCTCCGTCCTTCGCTACTATCCGGTCCGGTATTTCGATTCGGACGGCGAGACGCTGATGGTTTCTCAGGACTTCGGCTACGGCTCAAATGCAGCGTACCCGGGAGATATC